TATACATACTCAGCAAAATCAAAATCTATATCTAGGGCTATATCTGAGCTTTACAAGTTTTCCAAGCCCAAAAGGAAACACCTATCTCTTAAATAAGTAAGTATGACACCAGAACAAGAATTTTTTTATAATCAAGGGGAACTCTCATGACAGATAAAAGGCTACCATGAGTGATGTAGGGATATGAAAAATAAATTATGAAATACGAAGACCAACTAAAATCTCTCACTCCCGAAAGGAAACTAGAATTGTGGAGCAAATGGGAGAAATCTAATCTCTCTAAGGAAAGCCGTATAAGGGCTGTCTATTACGAAGCTATTAAAAAATGATATTTAACTAAATAATTATGAAAATAATCCAACAATACTACAAACTCAAAGATGATATACGAACTGAGTTTATCAAATACTTTTATTCCGACGAAGATGAGAAAGATGCGTACCTTGATTATCTGAACGACCCAAATGAGTGATACTGGATAGGCAATGGTAATGTCCTCGGAATATCCGATATGTTCATAAATCTCGAAGATATAGTATATGTTTTAGAGCACGGAATAGATAGGTGAATATTTTTAGATTGGTATTGGGAAACTCTCGAAAGCCCTATAAACCTCCCTAGTTATATAAAAATCAGAGTTGATTGAACTCATGAAGACTTTCTCATTTTCCAAGAACACCAAGAAAAGAAAAGAAACGACCCTGAATATAAAGCACAGGTAGAGGCAGAAATGAAAAAGATATGGGATGAATGACTAGAGAAATTAAATAAATATATAAAAAAATAATGTTCAACCATCTCCTCCCTCATCAATTCATGTCCTACTGAAAACTCAGATACAAACTAGGAGACTATCTCTCCTATTGAAATGTATCGGGAACTATTGAATCAATAAAAAGATATAAGTGAGGTGCTTTAATAAGTGTCAAGATGGAAGGTATGGAACAAATGCAAAATTAATTTGCATAATTCAACAAAGTGAATATACTTATCTCTGTAATCACTTGAGACCTCGCTTAACCGCAATACGCAACCTAGCCAACTTCATTGATTATAATATCTATTTCTTAATTTCCTTTTATGCACATCACACAACCAGAGACAACTGTCGACCACCGCGAAGAGTTCTACCGCTCTGAACGTGATTATTGTTCTTATTACGAAGCACGTCAAAGAGAAGATAGTTATTCAAGATATAACGACTAAACTATGAACCTTAAACAATCAATACTTAACTACGAGAAGAAAAAGAAATCTAGAGTTGGTGAATTATCACACTATAAAGCATTGTCTGGTGCTGTTATAGCATACGCTGTATTCTCAAATATTCTTCTCATTGCTTTTCTAATACTCAAATAATATGGAAACTAAAACACTCATACAGAAACTCTTTGAACTTAAAAAGAAAAGTATCGTTCTTCTCAAAGACGAGCAAGCATTTAATTATAAATATGCTGACCTAGCACAAATCCAAGCTAAAATAGCTCCATATCTTGAAGAACTCAAATTGCTTATAATTCACGCTACTCAAAATGGCTCTGTTGTTACTACTATTTATGATGTAGATAGCGAGAAGTGTATTTCTTCTTCAATAGAAATAGGAAGTATAGAAACTACTCGTGAATGGGATAGCAAGGATAAACAGCAAAACATTATCCACAACAAAGAAGTACAACAACAAGACCCACAAGCAGTAGGCTCTATCATCACGTACTACCGTCGCTATAATTTACTACAACTTCTCGACCTAAAGACTCAGGATAATGATGGTGCAGATGCTTCATCAAGAGCAAAAAATAATTCTAACTACTGATTTTAATATGGACTCAAACAAAATATTTATAGGTCGCTTTCAAAACAAAGTATCGAAAGCTGGTAACGACTACATGACTTTTTCTCTGTCTCCAGAAGACTTTGAAAAACTAAATCAAGCCAAATGAAAAGACGGTTGGGTAAATCTCATGGTAGGTAAATCTCAAAAAACTGGACTCCCATATCTAAGTTACACTCCACGACAAGACCTACCACCTATAAGTAAATCTATTCACGACTCAGCACCTTTCTAATATGAACTCTACTGTAACAATACCACTCTCCGAATATAAACTCATGGAGAAACGAATCGCAAGAAAAAAAGATGAAATTATACCTTTTTATTACAGCGAATATTATGGCACTACTACACAGAAAAAACTATTAGAAGCAAGTGATAATGCTCGAAAAAAAGCAGAACAAGAATTACGGGAAATTAAAAAGCAATTTGAAACAGTAAAATGAGAAAGAATAGTAAAAAACGAACCATCAGAAGTTATATCTAACTATAAAAAAGCTCTCCGTAATCTCTATATAGCTCTCTGAATATCTCTTATTACTATTGTTATTTTAACAATCATATAATGCTCCACGACTTTGAAACATTGCCGAAACTCATTGCAGAAGAATGAGAGACATACGCAGAAGCTACGAGTGCTTGGGAATACCTAGACGAGATGCGAAAAACTGAACTAGCACGTCTATCCTCACTCCACGAATGAAGCGAAGCTCTCAAAGAACGAATGGCAAGGCAAGACCCAGAGTATAAAAAGTTTTGCAAACAGGTCAGAGAACAACGTAAACAGTCTCTCAAGTCTAAAGCTCGCTTGGATGCTCTAAAATTTAACTTCGAGTATCACAGGTCTAAAGAGTCTACAAGACGTGAAGAGATGAAAATGGTATAATTTATTTCTTTATTTTCCTTTTATGTTCAAGTACGCTGGCAAGTGTCTTCGTAAGTGAAAGAGAGTAATACATGTTATATTTCATATCTTCCCACCAGAAGAACAAAGAAAAAGTCCTTGTGGTTGTAGACATTGAAAATATGCTTGTGTAGAGAATGGGAAGAGTAGATATATCCTTGTCCATAACATCTCACGATATGTAAAACAAGGTTTTAGAATCGAAGACGACACAGACGAAGAAGTATGCTATCTTCATGCTCAACACGCTGTAAAAAATCAAGAGAATGTAACGGAAAAGAAAGAGTGACTATGGAATAAATTTCTTAACCTATTTAGATAATGAAACCCCTCAAAACAGCTCCTCAAATACTAGAGCATTATTACACCTATGGTATGTATCTTAAGTATGGTAAAATACAAATACTCAAAGCAATGAGATGTTATTCGAAATATAAATCTGATATTGCCTATGAAAAAGGCTATCAAACAGCTATTAACCAAATGAAATAATGGACTACTCAACAAGAATAAAATTCATAAAGGAATATAAACTTCCTCAGGAAGTACAGGACTTCGTAGACAAGCATGGCTCTCCTCTTCCATATAGTAACTGGTACTCTATTAACTGAAAAATAAGAATATGAAAACCAAAGAGGAAAAAAGATTAAAAGCTCAAAGGATAAAAGAGAAGCTACAGGCTAGAGAATTAGCGAGAAAAACTAAAAAGCAATTTTCTCGGTCTAAGCTCATAAAAGAAGCCGATAGGATATTTTCTCTCTATATAAGGGGAAGAGACCAGTGAAAGCCTTGTTGCACTTGTGGTGCTAAATGGACAGAACAAGCCCAATGCTGACATTTTATGTCTAGGAGGTATACAAGTACCAAGTGGATAGAAAAGAATGCACACGGGCAGTGTTTTAGGGATAATATGATACTCTCAGGTGAACAATATAAGCACTGACAGTACATAGATAAACTTTATTGAGAATGAACCGCACAAATGCTCCATGACCTCGCTGTGTCTGACACAAAAGTAACCGATTCAGAAATCCTCGAAACTATCCAACATTATTACAAAAAATGCTTTGAACTCGGCATTGATTACAAACCTAAAAAACAATTCTTATGAAACAACTAAAGCCCTCCTATCAGAAAATAAAATATAAAGGTAAAGAAATGACCCTCAAAGAATGGTCTATTAAACTCGACATACCATACCAAACTCTCTACCATAGACTACGAAAAGGATATGATGTAGATAATCTTTTCTCAAATGATATACCTAGATGAAACCCTAAATGGATAGATGTAAATATAAAATAGATTTGCATTTATATTAAATAAGAATATACTACTCACGTTTTATTTCTAAATTTCCTTTTATGCTAGAACTCATGCCATCTTTCCTCTTGTCACTCGATGTGCTAAATGTACTACTCAATATTGAAAAGCTAAATGTTTTGTTTTCTAAATAGTCCATCCATTCTACTTCCTCAATAACTCTATGAATACAAACCCCCACCCAGACCAAGAACGATGCAAGAAGCTCACAGAGATTGGGTTTCCTGAGACTGAAAACACTATGGAATGAACTTGAGAAATAATTGGTACACATGAGATACCAGAGAATACAGATGCAAACTACTACGTTTTGAAATGAAGAAGCTTCTATCATTGCCCCTCCGTCATGGAGATGCTTGATGTGATACCAAAATATCTAACAGCAGAATGACACATGTTTTCTCTTCGTTGGAATGGAGATATATGGATGACAGGATATGAATTTTTTGAAGAGTCATGGCAACTTTGAGATGAAGCTCCCAACGCCCTCGCTGACCTCATATTTTGGCTTCACGATAATAACTATATAAAATTCTAATATGCACGAATTACAATCCCTCTCAAGGAAACAGCTTATACAACTTTTAACGAAATAGATATGGACTGCCCTAAATGCTACGATAAATGAAAATGACTCGTACAAATGTACCACAAGTACGAGAAATGATGCAGTATAGCATACTGTCCGTGTTGAAAGCAAGTTATAATTTGATTTTGAGAGATAAAATAATCCCCTCACCCAATAACCCCCTATTTTATGACACCTACCAAAACACCTCGTGAGAGATTTGAACAAATGAAGTTGCAAGATGATATAACTTTCGTAACTCACAAAATGAGTGCAAAATTGTGAGATGTTGCAATAGATGATATGTGGGAATGCGTATGGTCTCATGTTTCTGCACTCCTCGAAGAAGCTAGACAGGATGCTCGTGAAGAAGTCATTACTTATATTTCAAAAGACCAATGATGGGAAGAAACTGAGGACAACTATCGTGAGCTATTCTGATTTGCTCCTAAATATTCATCACTCTAATACACTATGAAACCATACACCTGCACAGCACTCCGTATTCCTCACATGGAAAAGGTAGATATACTATCTATTGATTTTGCTAATGAGGTAGCAGTCAGCGATATTATAGAGCGAATACCACTCTCTGAACTCCGTTTTATAGAAATCTCCAACAAGGGGAGAATAAACCCTGATTATAATCAATCCCCAGAGACTTTAGAGTGGATAGCGGTACAGCTTTGATATAACTCTAACCAATCGTAAGTATGGAAAAAATAAAAATATTAAAAATCTGAGACTTGCCAGAAGAAATGGAAATAGCACCCTGAAATGCAAAGATGGACTACATACAGAAGTACGATTGTTGTGATGAGAATCAAGTAGACCAATTTCTTACTATCGAAACTCAAAACTGAGGAGTGGAAGCAAAAGATACATTTTATGTTATGTCTACTCAGAGATGGGCTTTCGATAAACCAGAAGATGTAATAGTAGTTCTACAAGATTTTATAAAAAGATTTAAATAACCCTTTAGGATATAAAGAATAAACTATGAATGAAAAACAATTTGAAGAACTTATGCAAATGCTCCGAGACATGAATCAGACATTGCAGAACATAAACGATATACTTTATAACAGATTATAACTATGAACGAACTAACCCAATACATAAAACAGAGAATAGAATATTATGACAACAATAGGTTTAGCTATGAAATGGATAGCCAGTTATGTAATTGTGTAATCTCCGAACTCCAAGCTGTACTTTCTAAAATAGAGGAGATAGAGAAATGAAAATGTGCTAAATTCCTTGAAGAATATGAAAAAAGATTTCCCTCTAGTAATATTACTTCTGATATAGAGCATAAGCCAGTTACTAGAGAAGATATAATCTCCAAGAGCTAAATAAATAATATGAAACTAAAACACAATCACGATGTCTGACATAGAGTAAAAGCTACACTGGTAAGTTACCTAGAGTTTCTTTATTGAATAGCTAAGTGAATAGGGTGGTTCGTTTCTGACGTAAAGTGGAAATACATAATGGCTAAGAGACACAGCCACGAGCAATGCTCTAAATGCTTTAAATTGATGCCAAAAGGAGTTTATAACGGATGATTTGATTACAAGGGAAATACTTTCCATGTATGTCGAGACTGTTATGAAAGTTTGCATGATAAGAAATAACTATTGCATTGTATTCTACTTGATTATAATAGAGGTATGAAATGAAAACGGACTCCTACTGAATTAAAAGCTAAAATAATTGAGAAGAAGATAAACACATTTGCTTCTGCTCGTGACATCGCTGAGGAGCTTGGAGTATCGGAGAGAACAGCAAGTAGAGTAGTTGGCGAAGAGTTGGCGAAAATTGGCGAAGAGAGTTCTGCAGTGGCTATTTTAATTGATAGGAATAACAATCTCCTATCACTTGCCGACCAGAGATTAGAACAAATGATTAAGAACTGAGAGGAGAATATAAAAGCAAGTGAACTTGTTGCAGTTAGGGAGAGTGCATTCAAGCAAAATCAATTACTACAAGGTAAGAGTACAGAGAATCAGAAACTCGTTATTGAATGGTCAATATAAAGCTCCCACATAACTTTACACCTCGCCCATATCAGAGAGAGGCTATTGATGCTCTATCGAAATACAATAGAGCTGTACTTATTTGGCATAGACGAGCTGGGAAAGATAAGACTGTGCTACACCCACTCATAAAGAAAGCACTGGAACGAGTGGGAGTCTATTACTATATATTTCCAGAGTACGAACAAGGTAGAAAGGCTCTATGGGATAATATTGATAATGATGGACTCACAATGTTTGACCATATACCAAAGGAGATAATTGCTCCGAATGGAAAGAATGACCAGAGCATGAAGCTAGAACTCGTGAATGGTTCTATTATCCAGGTAATAGGTACTGATAGGAAGATAGACAACATAGTTGGTACAAACCCAGTTGGTATTATTTTTTCTGAATATCCCATTAGTGACCCTCGTTGATGGGATTTACTCCGCCCCATTATAAAGCTCAACTGATGATTTGCTTGGTTTGTATTTACGCCAAGAGGAAAGAATCATGGCTGGAAACTTCGAGAGGTAGCTAGGAAGAACCCAGAAACTTGGTTTCTATCTGAACTATGAGCAGATAAGACTTTTGATAATGATGGGAACAGAATAGTAACTGACCAAATGATAGAAGAGGAGAGACGAGATGGAATGGATGAGGATTTAGTACAGCAAGAATATTTCATATCTTTTGAAGCTAGTGTGAAAGGTGCATACTACGCTGACCAGATAAGAGATGCTCGAAAAGAGTGAAGAATATGTAGAGTACCCTATGAGCCTACACTTGATGTATTCACTCACTGGGATTTAGGTATCAACGATACAACTGCGATATGGTTCTGGCAATTACTCGGAAAGGAGATTAGGTTTATCGACCACTATGAAACAAGTTGAGAGTCTTTAGAGCATTATGTGGGTGTTTTGAAAGAAAAAGGATATAAGTATGGCAAGCATTATCTTCCGCACGATGTAGAGGTCAAAGAATTGCAAACAGGAGCAACTAGGAAGCAGTTTTTAGAATCAAGATGATTAAATAATATTGAGGTCGTTGAGAAGCTCGGCATAGACGAAGGTATCGACATGACCAGACGAGCATTTAAAAATATGTGGTTCGATGAGGAGAAATGTGAAAGAGGTATCAACGCTATATCTTCTTATCACAAAGAGTTCGATGCTAAAAATCAGACGTTCAGGTCGTCTCCTAAGCATGATTGGTCGAGTAATAGTTCTGATGCACTGAGGTATCAATCGGTAACTTATAATAAGATGACACGCCATAATGGATTCGACCACGACTCTTTCGTACGACAAGAATTACAAGGAAGAACTGCTATATACAATGATATTTGATTATAGAATTATAAGTATATAATGTTTCTAGTGATAAAACGGATATTTTTCACTCATGGCAACTATAAAACCACAGATTAGAGATGAGATTGCTACACTTGCACTCTCTCAAATTGATTTCTGTCGAGAAAAAAAGGAAATAAAACGAACCAACTGGTACAAAAACGAAGATTTATACTACTCTAAGAAAATAAATCTCTCAACTGAGAGAGCGAACGTGAATTTGAACGAAGCTCAATCTTTCGTACAGACATTTTTATCTAAAATCAACACTCCGTTTAACTGGAGATACATAAAAGGAGAAGAGGCAGACCTGGAAGCTGCTAAAATTGCTAATGCTATTCGAGAAAAAGATGCTAAACTTGGTAACTGGAACTATAAAGCAATGCTTGCTCGTACTCAGTTAGTAATTTACGGACGATATATATTCGAGTACCACGCTGACTCTATCGACAATAAATACAAGTCTCATCTTACGAACGTAGACGTGTATCAGTTCCTCATAGACCCTAGTTGCGGAGGAGATGACATAGAAAAGGCATGGTTCATGGGTAGAGGTGGAATAGTGAAGACTCGTAAACAAATAGAAGAAGGCGTAAGAAAAGGAATGTACCTACGAAAAGAAGCAGAAGAACTCCTCTCTGGAGATGGACAAGATGGAATGACAAAAGAAGACGAAGCTACTCGTAATCGTTATATCACTATGATAAATGGAGATAGAGTAATGCACTCTAAAGACAATTACAATTTCTACGAATGGTACACAACCTATAACGGAGAAAGATACTACTGTCTTATATCTGAATATGGGAAGATGCTCAAGTGTTGTCTCCTGACTGATATTTTCCCTAGTGGTAAGTATCCTTTTTGGACTGTTGCTGCATATCCTGACCTTACTGAGTTTTGGACACCTAGTCCCCTTGATGGAGTTCGTGAAGCTATCATGGCAAAAAGTGTTGCTATCAATCAGATGCTAGACAATGCTGAGGCTATCAATCGACCTATGAGAGCTTTTGATGTAGGAGCAGTAGAAAATCCTGCACTTCTCAAGTTCAGAAAAGATGGTCTCATCCCTGTAAAGACTGGATTTGATGTTCAGAAAGCTATACAAACTCTCCCTGTTATCCCCCTGAATACTTCGATAGTCGTCTACGACAAGCTCGATACCATCATCGCTACTCAATCTGGTGTTACAAATGGTGCTAGATGAAACGCAAGCGAAGACAAGGTAGGAATTTACGAGGGTAATCAAGCGAATGCAGCAGATAGATTTGCTCTTGTCCAGGAAAGTGAAGCACAAGGACAGAAAAGATTTGCTGAACTCTATCTCGAATGAGTCGAAGAACACATGACTAATAAATTTGCTATTGAGATGATTGGTCTCGATGGCGTAGAATACAAAGATGTCACTCGCAAAGATATTAAAACTCGAAAACCTTTCGACATCATGGTAAATACAGCAGGTTCTGAAATGACAATGGAGCAAGTAGAAAAGAGAAACAAACTCACATTCTTACAAAATAACAAACAAAATCCTATTGTTAATCCTCAGGTAGCAATCGAGATGGAAGCTACTATCGCAGGATTTAATAACGATGAAGTAAAGGCTCTTCTCGATAAAGACTACTGAAACGCTGAACTGATGTCTGAGTGTGCTAGAGATATTCAAAATATCATCGGTGGGAAAAAAGTAGAACCAAATGAAGCAGCAAACACAGCATACGCACAGAAACTTCTTGATTTCATGAGAGATAATCGTGAAAACCTCAACGATGAACAGTACGGTAAACTCGTCATATACATGGAAGAAATCCAACCTATCATATCTCGTAATATGGCAAGAGGTCTCAATCAAGAACTCATAAATGGTGGTATGCCTAGTCTCTGAGCTAACGCAATGAATGATGTTGCATGACCTGAACAAATGCAATCAGTATGACCTTGAATGGAAGCATGATTGACACCACAGCCAGAACAAATACAATACTAATACTTATTTTTAATATTTTCTTATGACGGAAAAGAAAGTTCATTGGAAGACAGCACAAAAGCTCGCCAAAGAAGCTGGAGAAGCTCTTGTCGAGACAGCTCAATCTGAGGAAGTAGTAGAGGAGATTAAAGTAGAAAAGAAATCTACTGTACGACCTTATCGAGTATTTGATGCTCGCGCTAATATTGTCGCTCATGTTTACTCAGAGTCAGAAGCAGAAGCAGAACTTGCTCGCTTTCCTGGTGGTCGTATCGAAATGCTTTAATTTTTAATAAAAACGGAATATGATAAAAAACGAAGAGTTAGAATTTCTACAACTCAAAGAACCTCGTATTGATTTTCTCGAAGAAGAGGGGCAAGAAGAATTGCCACCATCTCGAAGAAAGATTGTGCGTATAGCTGAACAAGCTCAGATTTACACAGCTCAGGATATTTACAACGAAAGAGCTATTCTTATTCGTGACATTGCGAAAGGAAAACAAGACCTAGAGCCTAAAGTGTTCAAGGTAAAAGTGCAAAATCTCAAGTCAGCAATGGAAGCACAGATTAAAGAGAAAGAAAGACAGCTCAAAATGCTTGATGACGAAATACAGGCATTCGAGGGAGCTTTAGATATAGAATGAAAAGACAAAGAATTTAATATAGCACTCCACGAGAAACTCAAGGAGGAAGATAACAAATAATTATGTCTGATATTGGTCTTATTAAACAAGCACTCTGAGCAGAACCGAACGATGATATAGTAACAGTCGCAGAAGAACTCGATAAAAAGAAAAGAAAAAGAGAGTTGTGGAACTCTCCAACTGGTAAAGAAACTCTCAAAGATATAAAAGATGATTGTGCATCTATCTGGGTACAATTATTTAATTTTGAACAGCTCTCTGATAATGAAATCAGAGGGCTTTTAGCAAAGAGTAGGTCTAATATGGTGCTACTAAACACTCTCCGTGATACTACTACTATTGACGAGGTACAGGATATGCTCGATGAGCTTGTAAAAAAACAAGCTGAACAACTCAGGAGATAGTTGTTCTCTGGGGGTATGTTTTTAATTTCCGTTTTATTCCTCATGCCCTCAGATAAAAACTATTTGCAATGGTAAAAGACATGCGTATAATTCTTATACAAGTCTGCGGAGACTATAAAACCGTGTAACTCAAGGTATGAGACAACCGCCCGAAAGGAAAAACGCTCCGATGGCTAATCGTTAAACAGTTTTACACTTATGGCTGATGAAGCTCAAGTATCTACGACAGAAGAAATAGTCGGACAAGTGGAAGAGGGGACTGTTGCATCTTTAGAAGTCGAAACTAATGATGCTCCCGATGTTGTACCAGCTCGTGACCTTATGGCTCTCAAAGACAAAAATGAGAAGCTCAAAGCACAGCTCAAGGAGGAAAGAGAAGCTCGCAAAGCTCTCGAAGAATCCAAGAATGCAGAGCCAGATGATACGCTCTCTAAATTCTCTGATGTTGACCCTGATTTTATCAAAGGCATAACAGAGAAAGCAAAAAAAGAAGCGTTGAAAGAAATGGAAGAAAAGCTCGCACAGCATTCACAGAAAGAGCAGTTTAATAAGAAGTTGGATGAGACCGTTGACAAGCAAATCGAAATTGCTCGTCAAAATGGCGTAAAAATCCCTAATAGTGTTGACAAGACACTCCTCAAAGCACTTGCTCTCGCTAATCCGAAAGAACCTATCTCATCATTGGCTGAACGCCTCTACTGAATAGATGAACGAGGAAAGGCAACTACTGAGAATGATACGAGACCTGCAATGGACTACATAACAGAAACTGTTGATGTAGATAATCTATCAAAAGAACAACTTGCAAAAGTATTTGCTGACCCAAAAGCTCGCAAAGCATACTTTGACAAGAAGTACAAATAGAGACTACATCATAGCGGAAAAAGGAATATAACGGAAAATTATATTTAACTTATCCCCTATATGGCTCTAACAGATTTCGCCACCTATTTTGACCCAACCTACCAAGAAATTCTCTCAAAGACTCTCGTAGGAAAGAAAATAGCTAATACACGTTTTCAATCTAATTTGAAATACGGTGACACAGTTACTCGTTTCGCTCTCGACCTTTCTGCAGTACAGGTTCGTACAATCTCTAACCTTACTGACCGAACTGTTGACCCTATCACAGACAGCGAACAAAATCTCACTATCAACTTCGTAAAAGGTACGACATTCCCTCTTGCTAATCTCGAAAAGATACAAGCTGGTCCTCTCAATCCTGGTGAAGTTGCTGGTCGTGAAGTTGCTCTCAAAGTTGCTACTGCTCTCGATGCATTCATTCTCGCTGAGACTGTCAACGCATTCGCAGTATTCGACACAGGAAACCTCACAACAATGACTGCCTCTGGTACACCTATCACTCTCAACAGTACAACTGTTCCACAGATGGTTACTCGTACAGAAGCTAAGCTCCGTTCAAATAATGTAGCTATGACTGACCTTTGCTGGGTTCTTGACCCTTACGCAATCTCAGACATTGCTCAATATCCTATTGGTAAAGACATTACTGCTGAGAACACTACTTTCAAGAATGGTCTCAAAGGTAACATCTACGGTGCTGAAGTATATCTCTCAAACAACCTCACAGGTGAAGCTACTCTCGTATATACAGGTAATCATGTAAACGCTGAAACAGTCACTATCAACGGTGTTGTTTTCACAGGTGTTACAACTATTGGTGCTACTGCTGGTAACTTCCTTGTATCTGCATCTGACTCAACAACTGGTATTACTAACCTCGCAGCACTCTTAAATGCTCCTGGTACAACTAATGCTAATCAGGTTGCTCTCTCTGCTGCAAATCAGGCTACTATCAACGCTCTCAATATCACAGCTACTGCTACTTCTACAACTGTTCTCACAATCGTTGCTAAAGGTTCAGGTCGTCTCACTCTCGCTGAGACTCAGACAAATGCTACTTGGGCTACAAACTTTATCCACGCATACTACGGTATGAAAGGTGGTATCGATGTTGTTATCCAGGAAGAAGTCGATATGGTTATGCTCCAAGAACCAAAACAGAGAACTGTTAACATTCTTTGTGACATTGTCGCAGGTATCAAAACATTCACTGATGGCTCTCAGAAATTCCTCGATGTCAAAATCGCAGCGTAATAATCCTCCCCACCTAAGACGTGGGGCTTATTATTAACCCCTCTACCTATGACATGAGATGACATCATACAACGTTTCCACCTCCAAGTCGATGACTCGTCTGAGTTATCAAGTGATGAAGAACTCGCCCTATTAAACCAAGTATATCGAGAGGTACAAAATAACAGAGCTTGGGAATGGCTCAAGACTACCTGAACAGGAACTACATCTACAAGTGTTCCATACATAGCCCTCCCGAGTGACTTTAAAATGCTCTCTCCGAATTTTAACAACCTAGAGGGTTATTCTAATGTATGAGTACCTATTGGATATTACAGCAATGTCTTTCCTGGAAATATAGGCAATGTAAGTGTAGTATTTATTGGAACTGACTACACACCATATCAAGTTATACCTTTTTCTTCTCGTAGAAATTATAGAGATGCAAGTGGATACTGTTATATAGATGTACCAAACCAAAGACTCTATTTTACTTCACAACCAACGTCTGCACAGAGTGTAGAATTTGATTATATTAAACGAGCTACTGATTTAACACTCAATACAGAGCCATTATTCAACGATGCCTACCACGAAGTATTAGCTTACTGAATGGCTGCTAAATTTGACCCCATCCAACTCACAGCAAAGGATGGAACAAATTACATGACTGACAATCAAAGACAATATGCATCTATTTTAGAACAAATGCAAATGGAAGATGCTTATATAAAACTCTCAATAAGCTAATATGGCTCAAAAAACTTCATGACTTGGACAATGAATATGGACTATACCAAGCGATAGTGAAAAAATACCTCCACAAGCATCACAAGATTCTCTTGGGTGGATTTCTACAGATTGACAAATAGAACTCTGTAGGGGTCGTTTTCTGATAGGAGCAGAAGAAACAGCAAACGGATATGTCAAAGGAGAGGGTTTTGGATATAGAGCAGATGGAACAGCAGTACATTTTCGGAAAATAAACACAAAAATTCAATATTACGATGGTTCTGCTTGGCAAAATGTGGTAACAGGTCTCACAAGTAGTGCAGAATACACTTTTTCTAATTATCAATCTCTCGCTGGTACATTCACTTTTGCTACTTGAGCAGATGGGATATATAAAATTCACACCGCTAATCCTGGAAGTTATACGTCAATGTACGCTTCTAATAAGAATTTCAAAGGTAAATCAATGATTGCCACTGCAAGAATGGTAATGTGGGATTTAGCGAACGATAAAACTGGTCTTTATGGGTCTTATATAGACGAAGCGAACTACACGACAGAATCAGCAGAAGTATTAGCTGATACAGCAAGTGGTACTCTATCATTCAAAGCATGAGATGCTAAGAGAACTTGTTTTGCTGTTGTTATTACAGATACATCATCTGGGGAAGTATTTACTGATAACTACAACTGAGTCCTTGTAGGTTCTCTCGGAGGTACTGGAACTATCAACTACACTACAGGTGCTTTTACTACCTCACAAAGTGGGGCTGGTACAGCTACCTACCAATGGGAAATGAGCAATAATAACGGAATTACAGATTTTACTAAATCAGGAACTCGTCTTGCTGGTGAGTGATTCCTCTTCCGACAAGATGAAGGAGGAGATGCAATTCTTAATGTCACTTACATAGACGGAAGCTACTACTCACTTAAAGAAAAATCTGTCTATAAACTCACTATCGGTGCTGATGATACAACAGCTAATAATAATGTTTTCCGCACGAATTTAGGTATGCCAAACTGGAGAGCAACTGTTTCAACATGACAGGGTATATTTTTCCTCAACACAGCAAATCCTACAAAACCAGAACTCACTATATTAACTCCAAATACACTCGGAGATAATCTCTATCCTAAAGTCCTTGCAGAACAGTTTGATTTCTCTGCTTATACATGGGATAATTGTTGTATGTGAACTTACTGAGAGTATGTGGTCTTCTCTGGTAAGAGTTTTGGTGCTGATAGTAACGATAGACTCCTACTCTACAATTTCCGTAGAGGTACAGTCGATGTACTATGATACTCTGCAAGGACAATAGTACAGAATGACTGAACTCTCTATATAGGAGACTCGACAACCGACAATGTGTACGAAGTTCTTTCTGGTTTTGATGATGATGACCAAACTATCGAAAATTACTGGATAAGCGGAGATGATTTAATGTGAACAGAAAGACTAAAAAAGGTAAAAAGATTTAGAATAAAATGAGTTATAACACCAGAACAACAAATAGAAATATATTTTAGTCCTGATAATTCTGATTTTACTCTCATTGGGACTATACGAGGTGATGGAACGTATGTAGACTATGACCAATCGTACACTATCGGTGCAAGTGGTATAGGTATGTCAGTAATAGGTGGAGAAAATGACAACTCTCTTGGCTCTTCATATCTTGCTGAAATAAAACTCTCACAAACTAAGTTCAGAAAACGTGCAATAAAACTAGTAGCAACTGGTATAGGGTATGTTTCGGTAAATATGTACGAAGATGATAGAATACAGCAATTTAGGAATAGATTGCCTAGTAAATATCGTAGCAAACAAAACGTAAGTCTTGACGGAACACAAACAGATTTACCAGAACCAGAATAATCCTTTTACAATCCTTATTTTTTAATAAAATATAACCATGACCGCCACACTTTGAAAAATCGCAGCAGACTTTTCTTCGACTCTCAACCTAAAAACAGCAATTTGAGCAACTAGTGCGACTCTCGACTCCGCAACTGATGACGATGGTGTAGCTCTCCCAACTGGAACATACTTTTTGACACTCGATAGAAAATCTGCCAACAAAGAATATATAAAATGTACTCTGACAGGTACAGCCCTTACAGATATTTACCACGTCTCTCGACAAGGTGCTTTGACTTCTGGTACTACTAAGACTCATAGAAAATCAGCAACAGTCGAAATCACAGACTTTGCTATTATTAAGAAGATGCTTGACCTATTAGACGGTACAACTGACCTAAACGCAAGTGTACCTCTCAAATACGATGGAAGTGCTACGATTTCTAACGCTAATCATCTCGCTACTAAGGAATATGTAGACGGAGTAGCTATTGCTGGTGGTGCTGATGCAAGCACAACAGTAAAAGGTATTACTAAAATGAGTGTCGCTCCTGCAAGTGCTGCTAATCCTATCGCAGTAGGAGATAACGATGGAAGAGTACCAACACAAGATGAAAATGATGCTCTCGCTGGTACAAGTGGTACACCAAGTACGAGTAATAAATATGTAACAAATGATGATACAAGTGCTACCACTTCTGCAAGTAAGGTATACCGACTCAAGGCATCTGGAAAAATAGATGCTACAATGCTAGAATGAGCATTACCTGCTATTGATGGCTCTGCTCTTACTAATGTGATAACAAGAAAAAATTGAACTACTACTTATACTTGAAATACAGCATCATGAACGCAAAATATTGCTCATTGATTAGGCACTACACCTAAATATGTTAAGATTAATGCAAAGAAATATTTTTCTAACTGATCAGCATCTGCTATAATAGTATCTGATGTAGTATATAATGGTACAACAGCATCGGGGACATGGGTTACTTTTACACAAGTTGGTACAACTGGCGGTTCAGGAACTAGCTCTGGTTTGCATGTTGATGACACAGGATGAGCTTCGGCTTACCAACTCGCTACAATAACATTTGATGCTACAAACATAATTCTTACTTGGACAAAAACTTGAAGCCCAAATTCTGCCAACATTAACTTACTCTGGGAAGCTACTGCTTAATAATATACTATGCCCTCACAAATAACAATCTAATTTATGGCAATATCACAAGCACAAATTAACCGACTCGCCTTTAAACAAGGAATAAAACCAGAGGATATAACTTCTCAGTTACAATCTAAAGGTTATACAGCACCTGCAACAACACAAGAAGCTGGCGTTACTTTACCATGAGTACAAACTGCTCCTACACAGACACCAACAATACCTGCTACACCTGCTCCAACAACTCAAGCAGTAGGTTCTGTTTCATCTATTCTCTGAGATATGTGAGCTGGGGATAACTTTTATAATCAATACTATCAAGACCAACTAAACGCATACAATGCACCTATTGACGAGGCAGCTATTCGAAAACAAAAGGAGAGTGAATTTCAAGCTCAAATAGATGCTATAAACGCTGTCTATGCCGATAAATTAAGACAAGAGAAGACAACTAGTCAATGAAGACTTGGCTCAAGTCGTGCTTTACAAGCTCGCTCAGGTCTCATAGGTTCTGATTTTGGAGCAGCACAGACTCAAAATGTAGCACAACTCAACCGAGAACAAGAACAATCAGTAGAAAATGAAAGACTAGCTCTCGTTTCTCAAGTATTATCACAAGCTAAAAGTAATGCAGCTCAAGAAATTGCTGCTAAAAGAGCTGCTAAAGAAGCTGGGGGTCGAGAATATCTGAATTATCTTGCCAACGCACAGACTCGTAAAACTCAAAGAACACAAGATGCAGCTAGAAAATTGTTAGCTCTTGGTAAATCCCCTCAGGATATTAGTGATGAAGAACTCAGAAGTGCTGGAATATCTCGACAGGACTTAACTGTAGAATATACAAGCGGTAAATCAGCTCAGGAAGCAGCACAGTCGACAGCACAACTTGACCAAGCTAAAAAGATTGCAGAAATTGAGAAACTCAACGCTGATATTGCTAAGGGGCAACTCGATGCAAGCAAATACTACGAAGTAGGAAACAGAATTTACGAACAAGGTACTAATAGATACATAGGAGACTCTGCATTTAATCCTTATTCTGGTGCTATGCAAGTAACTCCTGGAAATCAGGTATATAACCCAGTAACAGGACAATTTACACAAGCTCCTGGATGAAGCTTCTCTACAAACGCTCCTGCTGGATGATTCCGTACTGACCGACACAACAACCCGACAGCTATGACTACAGATGTAGCTCGTACTCTCGGACTTGTAGAAGGAGTAGACTATACAAAATGAGACCCATTCCCAAACAATCCTAATCTATTTACAGCACGATTGAATGGAGACCCTATACAAACTACTATAAAAGCTCTTGACCTTGCAGCACAAGACCCTAATAAGAGTGCATTTAGAACACAATGAGGACAACCACGCTGGACATATATAGATATGACAGACCAACAGTGGAACTCAATGACACCAGAACAAAAAACAGCTACTATTACAAAGATGTATCAGAATGAATGAGGTACTGGTGCATTAGTAGGGGGTGGTGGTCTGTCAGACCTTGCACAATCAGTACAAAAAGGAATCATAACTATAGCACAGATACCAGTCGCACAAAGGTCGGCTATTGCAGCAGAACTCGCTCAAGCTGGAACTCAATCACCTAAAACTAGAGAATTACAAAATAGTTTAGACCTAGTAGATGCATTACTAAGTGATGAAAACGCATTAAATAGTATTAGTGGATGGTGGGGTGGTCGTCTTCCTTGAAGTGGAATATTCAGCAATCAACTAGCAGCTAATCAATTTGAGCAATTAAAAGGCATACTTTCACTCGGAGAACGAGAAAAACTCAAAGGAACTGGTGCAATATCTGATTATGAATCTAAATTACTAGCAAATTCTGCATCAGCTCTTGGAAGAAATCTATCAGAAGAAGATTTTAAGGCAGAATTAGAAAAGGTACGAGATATATTGTCTGGTAAATATAAATACTATACAGATGACGTTGCACCGTTAGTAAAATCACCGACAGGTACAACACCACCGACAACGACAGGATGAGTAGTGAACTGAGCAATTTAACTAAAAACTATGGTCTACCAATTACCATCATCTTTTGAGTGAGGAATGCAATGAGCAGTAGAATCTTTGAAAAAGGGTGTATTACCACAAGCAAAAACCGTAGCTCCTCCTGCACCTTTTATAGCACCTGAGCAAAAGGCATTTTTACCTAAAAAACCTAAACCAGTAGACCCAAATAAATCTCCTGAGGTATTTAAGCAGAAATTTATCGAAAAGCATGGCGACTGAGTAGCAGAAGATGGTAGAAAATACTCTCAAATACCAGCTGCTGAAATAGTTGTCAAAGTAATACGAAAATACGGAGACGGAGTTGCTACAGACGGTACTCCATATAGAGATTATCTGCCTAAACCTGCTTCACCAAACGACACATTAGAATATCGTTTGAAACAAATAGAAAGTCTGTACGGATGACCTAAGTCGAATTTATATACTGCTGGATGAATACGATGACAGACAAAGAAAGAAGAAGAATTTACAACAAAAGTAAATAAAGTACAAAAGGAATGAGAAATAATGAAAACAATAAAAGCACCTTACAGGGGGCTCGAAAGTGTGGGGCAAAATCTCGCCTATGGAACAGCATGAGTCGGTGCTGATATTATTGATTTATTCTGAGGGGATAAACTCGCTGATAAGATACGAACAACCACAGAGCAAGAGCAATTCAAGTCTGGACTTATGAATACAAATAAGTGACTTGTATGAGGCTTGCAATCTGGCGACTTATCATCTGTTGTAGAAACCCTTTCCTCTTGAGTAGGATACCTTGCCACAGCCGCAAAGATACCCCTATACTTGATGGCACTCTCTCAAGGTGGTAATCTGTCCATAGAATGAGAACAACAAGGACAGTGAGACTTCTGAGATAAAGTAGCAGCATATTGAGCTGGCGGTATATCCGCTGCTATAGATAGAATGTCTGGACAGAAAGTAATTTGAGGATTAGAAAGAGCTGGAATAAAGAAAGAAACTGCCACAACATTTGTTCAGAAGATGAACAACTACCTGAAATGATTGAAACCCTCTGATTTTGAAGCTGGTACTGAGATAATCCAACAAAAGATAGAGAATATCGGTAGGGATTTAATGGGCGTAGACTATGACAAAGGTATCCAACAATACTTTGAAGCTGGATTGCTCGGTAAAATACTCGGTAAAGTAGGCGATAAAGGATTCTCTGAGTCTCCTGTGACTGTACTGCCTCCTGCACCACCTACACCATCACGAGTAGACACTAAAAACATAGAAACACTCAAAACAATCAAAGTAGGTAAGAGAGCAAACAATAATGTAATACGGAACGAAGAGAGAGGGTTCGACCCTTATACCGACATAGCAACACACCAGGAAATAGTGCCATCTGTTGATAAAACAGGTCTAGTAAGGACAACTGAGCAAGTACAAAACCTTGAAGACACCCTTGACCCTATAAATGACGCTCTTACACAATCAATAAAGGATGAATGAGTAAAAATATCTCTTGATGAATTTTTGATAGACTCAATGAATGAAGCGAAGCAATACGAGAATGAATGAGCTAGTTATGACCGATATGTAAAGCAAATAAAAAAAGACTTTGAAGTATACAAGAGATTTACAGACGAACAGGGAAGAATAGACCTTTCAAAAATAAATGAAATCAAGAAAGCTAAGTATGGTATATCTAATTTCTCTGATGTAGAGTCTGACAAAGCAAATAAAATGGTAGGAAAGGCAGCAAAAGAATTAGTTGAAAAATACACCACAGGAGAATCAACTCAAGCAATAAATAGGGAATTATCTCGATGGTACTCGGCTCGTGATTTGCTATTAGCAATGGATGGAAAAACAGTAAAAGGTGGTAGATTATGAAAAATGGCTGCTCGTGTAGGATGAAATATTATTGGCTCTTACTTCTGACCTCTTGGTTCTTTTGCGTGATGAGAAATCTCTGCTGCAGTACAATGACAGATGATGAAAGGGTCTTTAAGGGAACCATCTTGAACTATAGACTCAGCGAGCGTACTTTCAAAAATACCAAAAAGAACTACACCTCAATTACCTCCTGCTAGTCAAAGTTCCGTAGATAAAAAGGTAGTGCTACCAATGCAATCACAACCTGTATCGGAGTCGGTATCACGATTGCCGAAAGCAGAAGCAACCACCAAAAAAGATGTTTCATCAAAAAAAGTTAGTTTACCCATTATACAGAAAACAGAAGTAAAAGCAAAACTCCCAAAGAAACAAGAGACACCTAAGACACTAGAACAAATAAATAAAGGTTTACAAGCAAAGGATTTGGCAAAATCTCAAGCAAAAAACAAAGGCAAAACAATCACTATTGAAAATAAAAAAACAGGCACAACAAAAACCTACGAATATGATAAAGACCCAGCTTGATATGATATGGCAGAGTTATCAGTAGAATGAGGATTGGCAAAGAAAGTGGAGACACCACAGGTAGAGGGGAGGACAGAGTTTACAAACCCTATTGATTGAAAAGTACAAGACCCTATGAAAATACCAAAAGAATATGCCTCTTGGACAACTAAACAGAAAAATGAGTATCTTGATTCCCTAGCAAAATATAATATAGAGCAGTGAAACTTGGATTTAGTTGATAATGTGAGATTGGAAAAGTTCTGACCTAAGGCGAAAACTACCAAACCCCCCCTCCCCCTCTCCTCTAAATCAGAGGTGAAGTATAGTAAACCAGATACTCTAGTACAAGAAGCCAGAAAGTATAAGAGTTGAAGAGATTTGTACAACAATCTATGAACAAAAGAAAGAGCTAAATTTGATGAAGAATGAATCTATTCTCTCAAACATTTTGAAGACTTTTACAAAAAGAATGTATTATCTAAGAAGTCAGAAATAACAGTTTTTAGGTGACAGACTAAACCTTGAAAAACAGTACAATATAATGATACCAATTTTCAATGAAATACAGATTGATGAGTATTTTTCACTACAGATAAAGATGTTGCTTGAAAATATGGAAAAAACATAATAGAATTGAAATCAAACAAGATGAATACTGTATCAATTAAAGAGTCCGAAAAGCTTAAAAAAATGGCAGAAAAAATAGTAGAAGAAGATATTAAAAATGGCAGAAAAACTAAACCAGTTATAGAACAAATGGCATTATGAAGACCAAAAGCATTTGCAGAATATACGAAAAAACCTTTTATAGAAACATGAGATATGTTTTGAGAACCTGGAGAAATGATATACTATAAGTCGCTAGACAAATAAGTCTTTTCTAATCGTTCTATTTCATTATTTAATCCTATATATGCACATCTCTTACAACTACTATCATGCCCAGAAGAACACTTATGAAATGGGTACATACTTTTGTGGCTCGAATATCTTGGGTTATTTGCTATCAAACCCCTACATATTTTATAATTATGTATTGCATCTTGTATTATTGAATTTCCCATATAAAGTAATTAAAAAAATAGTGTACCGAATGCTGTTACAGCAACACTCGGAACACTATCTTCTGTATGCTGTAACATACGAGAGTATTATAAGACTTTTACACTTAATAACAACTATATTTATGGTTAAAGATAAAAACAGAGACAAAGTAATATACTCCGACCCTATACCTAAAAAATAATATGGAATATTACAAGAATAAACCTATAATAGATAAAAGAAAGAGGTTAGAGTGAATAAAACTTAAACTCAAAAAGAAATGCCACTAGAAGAAAACATAGAGCCAATATTAGAAGCTCAAATACTCCAACAAAAGGAAATAGGAGAAGAAACAAATGCTCTTCTTGAAGCTATTATTGCACAAAATCAGGAGAACAATATCGAACCTATACTAGAAGCTCAAATAGAGCAACAAAAAGAAAGTACAAAGGAACTTAAAGAAGCACTCAAAGAGAATACTTTTAACTTTCAAATAGACTGAGTAGAAATGGCGAGTATTACTTGACCTCAATGACCGAAAGGGGACAAGGGGGATAAATGAGAAGACGGAAGAGTAGAAATAGAAACTCCTGACGGTGTTGTATCAGGTAAATGAAAAGTAACTATTAAAGGTCTCAAATGAGATAAGGGGGATAAAGGCGACAAGGGAGATAAATGAGATAAAGGCGACAAGTGAGACGACGGAGAAAGATGACCTCGATGATTTAGATGAGAGAAAGGTGCAGACGGACTAGACGGAGAAGTCTGACCTGTGTGACCTCAATGACCGAAAGGCGAGAAGGGAGATAAGTGAGATAAGGGTGAACCAGGAAAAGACTGAAAAGCATTTTTTGGTAAATCTGAGCTTATTATAAAAGATGAATGAGTTACGCTCTCAAGTGCTGCTTCTTCTATTAACTTTGTAGGTTCTGGAGTTACTGCTACTGCTAATCGTGAAGAAATAACTGTAACTATATGAGGCGGTGGCGGTGGTGCAGTAGACTCTGTAAACTGACAAACAGGCGTAGTAGTTCTCGATACTGACGACATATCTGACACAGCAACAAATAGATACACAAATGACACGGATATTACTCGTCTTGCTAATACTAGCGGTACAAATACATGAGACCAAGACCTCTCTGGTTTAATGGTAAAAGCCAATAATCTCTCTGATTTAACAAACGCTGCAACAGCAAGAACTAATCTCGGTCTTGGTTCTCTCGCAACTCAATCAGGTACTTTCTCTGGTACATCGAGCGGTACAAATACATGAGACCAAACAATTACTCTAACATGAGACGTAACAGGTAGTGGTACAGGTTCTTTTGCTACAACTCTAGCAAACACCGCAGTCACTCCTTGAAGTTATACTAATACTAATATCACGGTCGATAGTAAAGGTAGAATAACCGCAGCAAGTAATGGAAGTGGTGGCTCAGGTGCTACAACAGCTCTCGACAATCTCGCAAGCGTAGCAATCAATACTTCTCTTGTTTCTGATACAGACGAAACTGATGACTTAGGTACTACTGTTAAAAAGTGGCTCAACATATTTGTTAAAAACATAGGGGCTACTGCTACTCGTGTTACTAAAGGCTGGTTTACCGATGTGGAAAGTACGAACATGCCAACAGTAGGCGGCACTTCTCTCTCTTCTATATTTGCTGCTATTGCTGGTAGTATTTCACAGGCATTTAGTGTATCTACTCTTGATGTTGGTAACGCTGATACAACTCTTTCTCGTGTTTCTGCTGGAGTAGTAGCGGTAGAAGGTAAAACACTCGTTAACTTAACCGATGGTGGTACTTTCGCTACGGATATATCCGTCCCTGATGAAGCCTACGGAAGTGGCTGGAATGGAAGTGTAGAAGTTCCTACAAAGAACGCTATCTATGATAAAATAGAGACACTAGGATGATGAGAGTGGACGTATCTTAGCAAACTCACTTTCTCAAATTCATCTACACAACAAGATTTTACAAGTCTTGCTGCGCATGATTATTACAGACTTGTTTTCAATGTATACAACGCAGGAGCTAGGCTTACAATAAATGTATGAGTAAATGGTATAACGGGGACTGCTTATCAATACTTCTACATGGCATTAACGCCAACTGTAAACAATAATCAGGCAGCTTGGAGAATATACGACACTGGAGCTACTGCTGACGATATATTTACGTGAGACTTTGTCATATGAGCAAAATATAGAACAAGTAGTAACATGAAAAGTATAGCTGGTGTTGGTTCGATGGGTAATACAAATGCTAGTGTGCTAACGTGAGGTAGAATTACTGGCAATGCAGCAGACGTAAGCTCTATTGAAATCAAGCCAACAAATGCTATAACTGGTACAGTCGAACTTTGGTACAAGGATAATCGATAATCTTTACTTTCTCTCCTAATAAATAAAATAACTATATGGACACCAACACTAAAAAACATCTCATCTCTGCTCTCAATACTTTTATACCTGCTTTCTTCCTCGCTATCTTCTCTATGCCTATCAACGTAGAGAATCTTGATAAAGCTACTATTATAGCTCTCCTACTCGTATGTCTTAGAGCTGGAGTAAAGGCAATACAACAATACATAGCCTCAAAAGTGTAGTATGAACCACAACGAAGTCACTGCCTGAATAATGGAAGAAATAAATAAATGACCTGTACTAAAAATTAAATGACTCCCCTGAGAAAAAGGGGATAAATGAGAGCAATGAATACAATGACCTCAATGAATTCAAGGTATACAATGAGAAATGTGACCTAAATGAGAACCAGGGAAAGATGGCAAAGATGGGTTAAATTGAAAAGATGGCAAAGACTGAATAAACGGGGTAGACGGTATCGATGGGAAAGACGGAAGCCCAGATACACCAAAACAAATAAAAGAAAAACTAGAGAGTTTAGAATGAAATAAACGACTCGACATATCTGCTATTAAATGAATAGAAAAGTTCCAAGAAAAAATAGAAAAGAAAATAGAAAAGAAAAATGTTTTTTGACAATATAGTGAATTCAAAATTGATTGAACAAAAATAGCTGACTGAAATAGTCTTAACTTAATAACTTGAAATTGAGTAAATTTAACTTGAACATCAAGTTCTAATGGTGCTGACATTACAATATCTAGTACGTGATGAGTACAATCAGTAGTTGCATGAACAAATGTTTCAGTAGACAACACCGACCCAGCTAATCCTATTGTCTCGTCTCTAACAGACCGATATAAAACTACCTCAACCACTTCTCACACCATCGTACCGACTGGTACTCTTACGTTTACAGTTGATTCTGGTCTATCGTATACAATCCTACAAGATATATCTATCGTACACAATTCATCTAATTACATGAGTGGACATGTTGTATCATATTCTTGAACAACTCTAGTCGTAGACATTCAACACAAAACAGGTTCTGGTACATATTCTAGTTGGACTATCAACCTCGACTGAATTCCTGTCGAAGCCGTAACAGGTTCTGGTACTACCAACGAACTAGCATATTTTACTGGCTCTCAAGTCATTGCATCACTACCGACTGCAACATATCCATCACTTCCTGAACTTTCGTATTTAAAAGGTGCTACAAGCTCTATACAAACACAAATAACAGGAAAAGTATCAAAGACAGGAGATACAATGACAGGAACGCTTACAAATTCTCGAACTACTACTGCATCTCCTGTAGATTGATTTGTTGCCTCTACGTCTTCTACTGCTACATCAGGAAACCAAAAAGCATCTGCTACTGTAAAATGGACTGCTAGTGGGTGGAAAAGTAGTTGACCAACATCAGCAAGACAAGTTGATTTCCGAGCTTGGATACTTCCAGAACAAGCAGTAAGTGGTGAACCATCAAGCATATGGAAACTACAATCACAAGTAAATAACGGAGGCTGGACAGACCATTTTTGGATAGACTCTAAAGTCTGATGACTTGGTGCGTATTTTAATACAAACGGAGGTAACTGAACACCTTGAACCACTCGTGCTATTACTATAAACAATACAGGTTCTTATTCTTGGCTTGACTGGACTTTCTCTGGTACACGAAAAGTAGCTGACGGGGCAAACTCAAATGGTGATAGGTATTTTTATGCTTCTGGTGGTTCTTATTTCTCCTATATAGACGGTAATTCTAATTCACTTTTCTCATATAGTTATCCGACTGGTTTGTACCACACATGAGGTGGATGGTTCTGAGGTAGGGTAAACGCATGACAGGGTTCTAATCCTAGTTCTACTCTTGCAAGTCAGGGTTCATTCGCATCAAAGGCTATTCGAGTTACTTGAAACTATACTCTTACAGTAAATGAAAGCGTAGTATATGCAGATGCTTCTAGTGCGGCTTGTTCTGGTACTCCTACTTATAACTGTTCTCATTGGACAAACCAAACCGATTGTGAAAAGTGGGATGCTCACGGAGGTTGTTCTTGGTTTGCTGGTTATTCTTGTTCAGCTTTTAATGGAGACCAATCAGCTTGCGAGAGTCAAGGATGATGTAGCTACGATACAGCAAGTTGTGGTGGTTTCTGAGATGAAAGCACCTGTAATTCGTATAGTGGTTGCTCTTGGAGCAATAATCCTCAATCGTGTGTTTGATTAGATGAATCGACTTGTTGAGTCACGTCAGGATGTAGTGTAAATACTGGATACTGTACGAATAACTACACAAACTGTTCTTGGGATTGAATGGCGTGTTCATGAGGTGCTGGATGCGACTCTTATACCGATGAGTCTAGCTGTATCGCTGCAACATACTGGTCTAGCTGTTCTGGTGGTGGTAGCTGTTCTTCTCAACCTGATGAGTCAAGTTGTACTTCTTATTCATATTATGACGGTTGTACTGGCTCTTATGACTCATATTCTTGTACTGGCTCTTACTATACAGGCACTTGTTCAGGAACTTACGGAGCTTCTTGTACTGGAACTTCTACTTGTTCTGGGATTGATGACTCTACAAACTGTGGCTTTGAAACAGGTTGTACTTGGTCTACTTCTATTACATTAAATCTTCCACAAATTACTACTGTTCCTTATCGACATTACTGGGTATATAATGACTCTTCTTCTGGTGCTGATGTTATTATCCAACCGTATTCAGGAGACCAAATAGATAAAACAACTTCTTACACACTTGCAAACTATAAAGACTCAGTACATATTCAAGCATTCTACGAGTCAGTTTCTTGCGGTTCGTTCAATGAATGAGCTTGTACTCCAACTGGTTGTTCTAAAGTTTACAGTAACTGTTCTTGGGATTGAATGTCATTTACTTGTTCGTGAAACGCTGTTTGTGATGGTATAGGAGACCAAAGTACCTGTGAAAGTACAACATATTTCTCATACTGTTCAGGTGCTTATTACTCATTTAAAAATTGGTACTTGCTTTCTCGCTCATAAGAATATAATTTTTCTATGATTACACTTACAAAAGACAACTTCGACCAAGAGATAGCCTCAGGTCTAGTATTCGTCAAATTCTCAGTCAAGAATGGTTGCCGATACTGTACGGAATTCAAACCAAAGTATCTCGAAGCCTCTCTTGCTGAGACTGGTGCTAAGTTCTGCGAATACGAAACAGAAAATCTCCAAACAGAAGACGAGATACACAAGAAGTATCAAATATCTTCTTTTCCTACTGTTCTTGCCTTTGAAAATGGTGTATTACAAGGGAAAATGGAAAAGTATAAATTCTATTCAAATCGTGACCTACAAGGTCTTATTCTCGACGAACAAAAAAAGCTCTTCAATCAGCAATGCTATGTTGAGGATTTAAATATGGAAATGAAGAAACGAATGGAAGCAAAAGCACCAATCGAAGAGCCAGACTTCTTACCTCTTACTACCCCAGCCCCTCACGAAGAGGGATGTGAGTCTTGTCAATAGTATGATTACAATAACACGACAAATATCCCAAAAAGAAACACTCTGAATACCAGAGCTTCATATCACTGGTTCTGAAGGGAATCGTGTTGCACAGGTATGGATACCAGTTACAAGGTCAGACTGAACATTGCTAGACCCTATTATAGCGTCATTCAGTGGTGAAGATTTTAATGCTTTCTACCCTAACTATGTTAATGACAAATATCTCATGGATGTTGTATTAGAGTCAGAAGGAATTGAGGCTGACACGTCATGAATAAATGATATACTCAATTAGTATGCACAATGATGTAACAAGCACAATAATAGAATGGGTAAAAACACTCTGATACTTCATATCAGTGTTTACATTTGATTATCTCAGTATACCACAAGAACAACTATCAATACTCGCTGGGCTCATGGTTCTTGACACTATCACAGGCATAGCTAAAGTCTATAAAGTTGACCCTCGCTCTATTACGTCTCATACTCTCGGTGCTGGTGTTCTCAAGAAGTTTGTAACTGTCATCATAGTCTATGTTCTAGCGATGATAGGAAAGGGAATAGGAATACCTCCTGAACACTTCGTAGAATGGGGGTTGTCTATCCTGATTATGTCAGAAGGGTACTCTACACTACAAAACATATACGCTGTCCGTACAGGTAAAATACTTCCAGAATACGATGTTATCAGTATAATACTCAAGAAACTAGGAGAATTTATCAAGATAAAAATTGATAACCTACAACCAAGATGATAAAAAAAATACTCATAATAATCTCTGCGATAGTCGTTGCCTACTTTATAGTATTCTTTGCTGTACGAAATGTAGTACGACAAGAAATATCTAGTATAGTAAGAGAAACAATGGGAGAGGAATTTGAATACGACAGACAAACCTATAAATTCATAATCGAAGAATAATGAAAAAGCTAAAACTCGTCAAAGTACCTAAATCAGACCCACGTAAAGGGATAATAAAAGTGAAACGTAAACTCAAAAGCAACCCTAGTAAATGGGCATAACCTTTTAATTATGGAAACATTTTTTTGATTTTCCGACCAAATAGAAGCTCCAGACGTAGAAGTAGGCGTAGACCCTCTCACTAGTAACTACGCTGATATGATTTCTTCTATTATAGTTGGTACTCCTGACCCACGACTTTTACCTGATACTAATGACTAGCCTTTCCCATAACCAGTTTCTAGATAAATACCTCCGTACTTCTCCCGACTATGATGGAGTTATGGGGGTACAGTGTGTAGATGGGGCAAAGCAATACGTTAAAGATGTCTACGATATATCCCTAGGTTCTTTTGGCGGTACTGCTTATACATGATGGCTCAATAAGAAAAAGACTTTTGACCCTAAAATATGGGAGAAAATAGAATGGAAACCATGAATGGTACCGAAACAAGGTGATATAATATTCTATGATAAACCATGACTCACAGGACACGTAGCAATAGTCCATGAGGCTAATAAGATAGACATTATCGTACTTGAATTAAACTGAGGAACTTGAGTTGGTGACTGAAGATGATATAATGCTTTTAATCTCGAAACTAGAAAAGACTATAAAGATGTCTTGTGATGGTATCGTTTAAAAAAATAAATGAAACAATTTAAACTCGAACTGATACAGTCCGTAGCTCCTGAGACCCTATTTGAGAAATTTAAAACACAGTATAAATCGTGGACTCCAGAAGAGATACAGTTTACTCCTCGCATAGTAGGAGGCTACGACCAAGCCAAAAACAACTATTGTACTGCCTTCGCTTCCGCTGGATGCACAACGTACAACACTGGACAAATATTTACCAACGAATACATAACCGAATGGGCTTCTAAATATATCAAGCCCGAATGAGTAGCCTCGATGATGAATATATCGGAAAGGTTTGCACGAGAACACTGATATTCTTCTAAGCCTATAAATATAGGCTCTATTGAGGCGGAAACACTCCTGAACGCCTGATATGCCCTTGTAATCTCCACAGTAGCTCCTGAGTGATTCTGGAAGCAATGAGTGACAATCTGAAAGGCTACATGATTATTTACAGGTGATACGTTCACTCACTCCGTCTATCTCTTCCGAGAAAAAGACAGGGATTATATAGGAAACAGTTGGGAAAGTCTCACGAAGTCTGGATTTTGGAATAAGATACACGTTGAACTCCCAGACCTTATCAAAAACAAATATATAAGACCCATATCAGTTGTAATATTCAAGAAGTAAGTATAATCTAGGTGCATTTTAAAAGGAAATGCAGAAATAAAAGGAACTCCTCTAGCAATAGGGGAGTTTTTTTGTGTTATCTATTGCAAAGTAAATTATATAAATATACTGATATTACTACATAAGTAGTATTTAATATTTAATTACAGTATATGCCGAATAAGTCTTTGGTGATATTCCGACCTTTCGAGGGTATGGAAGTGAAACAGGAAGTAGATACACTTTTATATAATGCTACTGATATGCTCAAAGCATACAACGCTAGCAAAGGAGATAATAAAGAGATGGGTAGTTACCTTCGGAATCAGTCTACAAAGGAATATATTGAGATTCTATACAGGGAAAATTCTAAAGATGCGAATTCGCATGTTATGATTTCAGAGGACAAACCAAAGGTAGATGGGGTAATATCAGTAAAGAAATGAAAGTTTTGAGGTACATGGATGAGCCAATATCTTTTGATGGATTTTGCAATGTGGCTCTCTCCTGAGTTCAAGCATAAAATAATAAAGTTTGTTCTTGATGGGGAATGACTAGCTATCGGCAGAAACAAAATTAAAGAGGGGTACAAAAGAATGTGCAACGCCATAGCTGAAAGCGGACATTCCAATTATCGAGATGAAGCTACTATGCTAAATGTACTCGTCTCAGGAAGTCCTAGCCCTAATCAGAGAGCTAGATATTGAGAGGATAAAATGGAACTCATGGATGATATGCAAAAGAGCAACGCTACTATGATACGACTATGAATGTCTCTCGAAGACCGCAAAAATGCTCTCGTAAAGGAGTATTTGTCATAATGAGTACAAATTGTATTCACACCTTTAGTGATATACAAGCGATAGTTGCAAAAAGTGGTTTATTGGTGTAGGATATGTGTACTCAGATAAACGACAAGATTCACGACACGGCAAAGCCAGCTCACGAATCACCGTCATCTCAGTAATAGCAGGGAATCTGATAGGGTAACGTTCGCCATAGCTCACTTGTACCATTTGTCGTGACTTGCTTGTAATTTAAAAGATTCGAGCAAGGGGTCGAGGGAGAGTTACATTATCAGAATCTCTGCACCTTTATTTCTTTTCCTTTTATTATGAAAGCCCTTATCCTCCTCGCTCTCTTTTCAAGTAATCTCTTCGCAGATTATGGAGTAGCTCGTGTCTACCATCTCACACAACGTACAGACAAAGAAGTCTGTGCTATCACAGTAGTCAAATTCACTTCTGGTAAATACAAAGTAGAAACAAATTGTTTTAAAATCTAGTATGCAATACACTCCCCACAAACTCCGCATTTGAATAGAAAACTCAGAAAGTTCACTCCGTTGGCTCTCTCAAAAAAGACCTCAGAATATGTCTCCTTTTGAAGTCAAAGCAGTAGAACTCAATATGCTTCGAATAAATAAGTTTCAAAAACTTCTCGATGCTAGTAAATCTTTTAATCCTAAATACCTATAATATGTATGTTGACAACATTACACGTATACGAAGTGTCTCGAAAGACACACGAAGGACAACACAGCCCTTTAGTGACAAGCTCACTCCTCTCGGAAAGTTCATACGAAGAAGTCTCGGTAGACGAGGACTCAACTTCTGTTTGAGTGTAGAGCGTTTAATTTCTTATAAATAATTATGGAACTAAATAAACTCTACCATTGAGACTGTCTCGAGGTAATGAAAACATTTTCAGATAATTGTATAGACTTAACAGTCACTTCACCTCCATACGATAATCTCCGTACTTATAATTGATTCTCTTGGAATTTTGAATGAATAGCAAAAGAATTGTACAGGATAACTAAAGATGGTGGTATATTGGTATGGATAGTTTGAGATGAGACAAAAGAATTCTGTGAGAGCATGACCAGTTTCACTCAAGCACTAAAGTTTCGATGATTATGATTTAATTTGCTTGATACAATGATTTACTACAAACAGAATTATGCTCCTGCATACCCAACACTCCGAAGGTATGCAAATCAGTTTGAATATATGTTTGTATTTTCGAAGAGGAAGCCAAAGACATTCAATCCTATCCAGAGAGAAAAAATAGAACATAGATGAGGGAAAACACGATTTAGAAAACCTGATTGAACAAAAGTGGATAAGATAGTGAATAGTACAAGAGAAACAAAAGATGCTAGTAATGTTTGGAGCTACCCAGTAGGCAACAAGACTATAGACCACCCAGCAGTATTCCCCGAAAAACTCGCAGAAGACCATATCCTATCTTGGAGTAACGAATGAGACACTGTACTCGACCCTTTCGCTGGCTCTGGCACTACTCTCAAGATGGCAAAGAAGAACAATAGGAATTACATCGGAATAGAAATAAGTGAGGAATACTGTTCTATTATAGAAAATCGTCTTAATGATAATTTACTCTCTAACTAATCCTATGGAAAAACATATTAAAGCCTGATTCATCATATTAGCCTCTTCTATAATTGCTCTAGCAATACTTGTTACAGCTCTCAAGACCTATTGACTCGCATGAGTTTCCTATTGAGACTATGTAACTCAAAAGATGCCAACTATTGTAGCTAATAAAGAGGTATTATGGACTCAAGAGATGGAAGACAAAAGAATAGCCCTAGAAAAGGCGAAAGAGAAGAAACCTAGTAAAGTGACACCAAAGGTAGAAAAAACAAAGGAAAAGCCCAAAGAAGTCAAAATAGATACTAAAATCGTACTCTCTGATAGTATTCAGGTCGTGGCATGTCTCAATGAAAAGAATATGACTATCCATAAACCCAAGAATTGAAACTGTTATCTCGGACAAGATGGCAAGTGGAAAAATATCTTACTCCCCCCTAAATCTCATATAGAGCAATTCAAAAAAATATTTGGAGAGGATTACAAGTACAGGTTAGCAATAGCTAACTTTGAGGGAAGTTTCAATGAAGAGGCAAAGAATCCATACGCTATTGGGTATCTACAAACTCTCCGTACTCACAAAGTAAACAAGGACGTAGTATCACAGCTTACGTGGCTAAAGAATCGAGAAGACAAAAATACAGGCGTAGCATGTGATAAGTATTCTAAAGAGAACTTTACATTATTTGGCACAATAGATATTGAAAAAGGTAAACTCGCCAAATATACATGTATGGCTCGTAGGCACTACTGAGCTTTCTCACCATGAGATGGTAAACACTGGCATCACTCGGTCATGTACGCTAAACGCTACAAAGCTACAACAGAATATTATTTGTCTTTGAGTTTCTAATAGATATAATACTTTTAGGTTTCTTTGAAAAGGGAATCTAAAAAGCGTTAATCCCTATCTATGCACGGATAGGGATTTTTTTATTTTCTCTTGTAATTATTTTAGATAGTCTTATACTGTCTGAGTAGTGACCTAAAGGAAATTGTTTTTGTATTTAGAGGTTTGAGTGCAGTAGGTGTCACTACAATTTCCGCCTATTGCACTGAAATCTCCAATCAAAAATTGGTATGAAGGAGACATTTTATTTTTCGCATGATTATCATGCTCGTACTGACGAGAAGATAATTGAGCTTTTATTAGTGGAAAAATGGGAGTGATATTGATTATTCTGGGCTATCGTGGAAAAACTCTATGAGAACGAATGATACATAGACCAGAACTACGAACGTATAGCATATGACCTACGAACGCAATGCGAACGTATACAAAAAGTAGTAGAGAACTACTGACTATTTATTTTTGATGGAAAACGTATAACAAGTAAAAGTGTACTCGAAAGATTGAAGCAAAGAAAAGAGAAAAGTAAGAAAGCACAACAGTCTGTGAAAGCTAGATGGGATAAGGAAAAGAAAGGTGATACGAACGTAATACGAAACGAATACGAACGTAATACTATAAAGGAAAGGAAAGGAAAGGAAAATAAAGAAAAGAAAAATAATACATATACAGAGAGTTTTGAGATTTTCTGGAAAGAATATCCAAACAGAGTAGGGAAACCAGATGCACTCAGAAAATACAAAGAACAGGAACACTCTGATATTATGGATTGACTGGAAAGGTGGAAAGAATACTGGGACTACTCGGAAACTGAACCTCGCTTTATACCACACCCTGCAACATGGCTAAACCAAGAAAGGTACAAAGATGAACCGCCAGAGACAAAACCTAAAACTATTTCCGTTATTAACAAATTCTAATTATGAACCACTCACCATTCACAGACTGAAAACAACAACATCTAGCTATCTATTGTGTTTTCAAAGAAAGAGATAAAGAAGATGTAAAACTCACACAAGCTACATACGAGGCAGTCAAAGATGCCTGAGATAATGCAAACATAGAAATCACAGACGAAAAATGAAGAGTACAGTTTATGTGAAAGCGTAGAGAAATTAGAGAGTTCCGTTTTGTCTATCCAAGAGAAGATGAAACGCCAGATGAATATAAACTCTACTCTATCGAATATAACAAAGAGAAAGAAAAGAGAGACAAGTTCTATAAAGAATTAAAGCTTTCAGAAGACGAGAAAGACACTGTATGGTCTATTATCATGGCAAGATGGGGAAAAACCTATAAAGGGGCAAAAAAATGACAATATGGTGGTGCGTGGAAAGCATACTTTCGTGGCATGTTTAAAATAATAGCTCTCGAACTCAAAGGTTACAAAGACAAAATATCTGACAAAGAGGGTATAATCCAAAAATGGTCTAAGGAGTTTGAGATACCTGAAATGTATGATAATTTACCTATGTATCGTGAATTTATCAAATAGACACACTTTAATTCTTAACTATAATAACACTATGACTAAACAAGTTTACAAAATCTATATAGATACTGGCTCTGAATTTCAGAAAGAATGCTGGTTGAGAGCGTTTAGTGACTTTTTAGATGTATTCAAAGTACAAATGGAAAGTAGACACAAAAAGAACAGTTTTGTCTATCATAAGAAAACTGTAGATGATATAATGAAAATGGAATGATTCTGTACAAACAAAGATGCAGAAGAATATAAGAAGCCGTTTACTGAATTCCCAAATAAATAACACTATGGAACTAAATAAACTATATAGAGGAGACTGTTTAGAAGTAATGAAATCTATACCCGATGGAAGTATTGATGCTATAATTACTTGCAATCCATAGGAATATTGATATACTACTTGAAATACTATTAACAAGTGGGATATGGATAAAAATAAGATAATGGAATTATACAAATCCTGAAAATCAATGAGAAAAATAGCACTAGAATTTTGAACAAATCATAAGCTCATATCTCGTATACTCAAATGATGAAATATAGAAACTAGGAAGCCAATGAATCTTAGATGAAAGAAGAAGTTTGAGGATGCAAAAGAAAGGCTTTACAATAATATGGCAAAACATCTTCGTTTTGATATAGACCATAAATGGCTAATGCAATTTGAAAATATAAATAAAATAAAAGTATTGAATAAGTGTATATCAATGAGAGATAAAAGGTGGAGAATGAGTACAGAATGGTACAAGGAATATTTACTAAAATTTTACTATGATAAGCAATTCAACTTAATTTATGTTAAATGGATAGAATCCTGATATGATTATTATATGCAACCATCTATTGACCATATAAATCCAAAAGCAAATTGATGAGATAACAATCTTGATAATCTACAGTTTCTCACTTGGTTTGAAAATAGATGTAAAAACGATATGAATCAGGAAGAATGGAATTTACTTAAAAATAATATAAACCAATATTTTATATGAAACTAACCGAACTACCAAATAGTACGGAGGTTGCAAATGGAATTGCCATACTTTGAGATTGCCTCGAAGTTATGAAATCCATTGATAGTGGCTCTATTGATGCCATTATCTGCGACCCTCCGTACTGATAACTGAACTACTGCTTGCAAGTGGGATTCAGTTATACCATTTGAACCTATGTGGGAACAACTGAAAAGAATAATAAAGCCCAATGGAGCTATTGTGTTATTTGGAAGTGAACCTTTTAGTAGTGCTTTGAGAATGAGTAATATTAAGAATTATAAATATGATTGGATATGGAAAAAAGATGCTGGAAGTAATTTTGCAACTGTAAAATATCAGCCAATGAAAGAACACGAAACCATAAGTGTATTTAATACAAAATCATATAACCCAGTAAAGCAGGAAAGAGTAGGTGCTAGAAAAGGAAAGAAAACTATTTCATACGATAGTGGCAGAAAAAATAGTGTTTATGGGGATATGAATGGAATTGGAAAGTTTGAAGTAGATGAACTAAGGTACCCATCAAGTGTTCAGAGTTTTAAAAGAGAAAGAGGATTACACCCAACTCAAAAACCAGTAGCACTCCTGGAATACCTCATCAAAACCTATACAAACGAATGAGAAACTGTCTTAGATTTTACTGCTGGCTCGTGAACTACTTGAGTTGCTTGCATAAACACTAATAGAAACTACATACTCATCGAAAAAGATGAATGATACTGTGATATTATTGA